TAGCACTTTCACGCGGGACGGCGACTCCTTGATGCGCGGGTCCGCCAGTTTGCCGTCGATCCATTCCAGCGCCGGAGAAAAGTCGAGCGGCCGGGCCTTCGCCATGAAGGCGGCGCCATCCCTTTCCGCCGCCGCCGCCTTGCTGTCGCGTATGTCCTGAAGTTGCGGTTGCGTCCCCTCCAGGTCTTCGTAGGCTGTGACGCGCGCCTGATTGTTCTGGCTCCGTCGCGCGTCGTATTGGTCCGGCGCGCGTTGCCGATACAGCCGTTCCTTCTGTGATGTGGCCGGGTTGCCGGAGTATTCCGCCAGCGTCGGCTCCGACCCGTGAACGTAGATCGATCGATCGAGGCCCGGTTCCGGCGGCGCCAGAATATCCCTTAACTCCGCTTGCGCCCGGTATGCCTTCATTTGCGCCGGGGTCAGCGTTGCCAGTTGTTCGGGCGTGGCGGCGGCGCTGAGATCGCCGGGAATTCCCGCCTCTTTGTTCTCCTCGGCGAGTTCCGACAGGCGTTGGCGCATACCGCCCGCCCATTGGTGATCGGCGGCGGAAAGAACGGGCGCGGGCGCGCCTGGGGTTGGTTCGGGTGATAGTGGCTTTGGCGGCGTGACCGGGATGCCGGTCTGGCTTGCCGGAACGGTAGGCTGTCCCCCTTCCACTACCGCCGCCACACGCCCCTCCGGCGTCAAGGGGTTCGCGACGAACTCTGGCGGCAGTGGTGCGGCCCGCATATCTCCGGCTGACGGCGGACGCGGTTCAGAAGGCCCAAACCGAATATCCCTCCCGGCCGCCGACAGCGGATTGCGGAACTGGGAAAGCGGATTTCCCATCATCGTTCCCGCCAGCAGCATCGTTGCTTCCGGACTGACCTTGCCGGCGAGAGGTGAGGCGCTGCCCTGGTCTGACAGTCCGGTGCCCTCCATCAGGTCGAGCAGCGGGTTCGCGACAGAGCGAATCGGTCCCCAGTCCCATTTGACTCCGGCGTTGATGTCGCCTTGCCCCGGCGACACTTCTTTCGTCGCCATCGGCAGGACGCCGCTCGCCACCCACCCCGGTTCCGGTTCCAGGGCGTTCCGCATTCCCTGGATGGACCCGAACGCCTTCACGACGGGCGCAACGGCGCCTTCGGGAACGAGAGGCCCTTGTGCCCACGGCTGCGCCGAGAGGTCGCCGAACTCGCTGTATGGACCGGGTGGCCCAGGCGGCGCGGCGGTGACAGCGGGCGGGAGTGTTGCCCCCGTGCGCGCCAGAAATGCCGCGTCCTCGTCCACGGGGGGGGCGCCCACGACGGCTCCCGTGCGCTTCAGAAAGTCCGCGTCCGCCTGATCCATCGCCATCGTCCCTCAGCCTCCGGGAGCGAACAGGTTCCGCTGCGCCGCCCAGTCGTGCGCCTTACGGAAAGCGGCTTTGTCAGTCATTCCGTGGTAATATTCGCCCCTTTGTCCGGGGGCCAGACGCTCATATTGGAACACACGCGGATCGAGATTGGCGCCGACCTTACTTTCGAACCCCTCGACATCCGACTTGTCGGGGTATGCCGCCGCGAGTTGCTGACGAACGCGAAGGTAATCGGCATTGCCACGTAACTGGCGGATGATCAGGTCGAGACCGGCTGGCGTGTTGTGGATCGACGGGTTGGCGCCTTCACTGACTTTTAGCCGTGCGTCACTGCCGGCGCCTTGCGCGTCGGCCAGTTGGTTGCCGATCTTGATGACGGACTCCATCGACGCGAGTTTCTTTTCATCGATGCCGAAATTCGTGCCGAACTGCGCGCCGATGCCGAGGATCGTTCGCTTGATGCTGGCGGCGGTATCAGCGCCGGGCCCCGTTCTGAACGCCTGCGCCTCGGACAGTAACGTCGCCAGCAAAGCGTCCTGAGATCGAGCCTTTGTGCCTTGGGCCACGATGTCCTGAAACTTGGCCGCGCTGCCCGCGCCCGTGGCGGCTTGTGCCGCGACACCCGACGATGTTTGCCCCGACGTAACGCCGCCGCCAGGGGTTGGCGCCACGGCCGGAGCGGGAGGCGCGACCAAAGGAAGCGCGGCGGCGGGACCGCGTCCGTGAGTGGCGGGACTGTCGGGACGAGCGCCCGGAGGCATCGGAGGCGGCGTCGTGGAGACGTAGGGGATAGCAGGCTGCCCCGGCACCTGCGGCTGTTCCGTCGCGGGATTGAACGTCGGAGCGATCTGATTGCCTCGTCCGGGGATGTTGACGATCGGGTTAGGGCCGGCGCCGCCCCGGCCTCCGGCCGCGTAAGGTCCGTCGTCGTTCATGTCGCGACCTTCGGCGAGGTTGCGTGCCTGCCGTGCCGTTCCCATGACCACGGTGCCGTCTGGGTTCTTTTTGATCTCCACATATTGGTTCGTGCTCTCGGGAGACTGGCCCAACGGCAAGCCAGCTTGCGGCGGGCCGCCCACGCCACCGCCGCGAGGATTTTGCACGCCGCCGATCGTCTGTCCGCCGGGACCTGTCTGCCTGAACGGGGTTCCGTAAATCACCGACTGCCGTTGATCTGGCGGCAGGCTCTGCACGCGCACCGTTTCCAGTTGCTGGCGTAACTGCGTGGGATCGGGCGACAGGTGCAACAGACTGGCGTCGATGCGGTCAGCGGGATATCCGGCGGCCTTCAGTCGTGCCGCCTGCTGCAACACCGCGTCCTTCAGGTTGGCGTCAGGCGAGGCCAGGGCCGCCGTGATAGACTCATTAAGCAGTCCCTGCATCCTGGCGTTCTGATCAAGTTGCGCCCCTTGCAGCGTCTGCGAACTCTCGACGCCACCCTTGGCCGCGAATGAGGTCATGGGGTTGCCGCCCATGATCTGATTGAATTTCAGCGGATTGAAGCGTCCCGTTTCGGGATCGACCGCCTGCCGGTAAGCGTCCCCCAGCGCCTGATCCGCCTGCATCTTGCGCGTCTGGAACTCCGCTTGCACCGCCTGATTGCCGGCCGTGATCGCGGCCAGCGGATTGACCTGCGGCGGGTTGGCGATGCCCTGCAAAACCGACGCGGAGCGGTTGGCGGTTTGCAGGGCGTTTATGATGTCATCCGCCATCTTGGACTGCCCTATGCGTTATAGGAAATCGGTGTTCCGCCGACCGGAGTATTCACGGGATAATTCGTCGTCCCCGGCTGGCTCGCGTTCGTCGCCGTCCTTCGGTTGTAGGCGTCGTAAGCCAGATAGTTATTCGCCGCGCCCGTCAGCGCGCTGTTGACGCCCTGCGCTCCGGCGGCCTGCGCGAGACCGCCCTGATTGAGGTAGTTGCCCGCCGTGCTCGCTGAACTCGTCCCCTGCGTTCCGAGGCCGGCGGCGGCGTTGGCCCCGAGCGTCGCGATGCCGCTGAGACGGCTATACTGGTTTTGCAGGTTGCCTTGCTGGCCGGTGTTCAGATTGAGGTAGTCGCCGAACCGCTGCTGGGCGACGTTGAACTGGTCGAGGTAGGTCTTGTTCGCCAGTCCCGTCGCGTATTCGGCGGCTCCCTTGAGTGCCGCGCCGCTGACACCCAGACCCCGCGCCGCCGCCGCTGACTGCACGGATTTGAGCCCCTGGTCGCGCGTGAACTGGTAGCCGGGCGTCTGCTCGAGCTGCTCCTGCGTCATGTTGCCGGGCAGGTTCTGGTAAGCCAGCGCCGTGTAATCGGGGCCGCCGCCCGTCGGGCCGCTCTGGGCCAGGGAGAGCGCGTTGGTGACAGCCTCCTGGCCCGGCGCGAAGTAGGGCGACAGGTCGGCGCGCGTCTGGCCGTATTGCTGCCGCTGAAGGTCGGCGGCCTTGTCGGCCGATGAGGCGGCTTTGTTGGCGCCGTAGATGGACGCGCCGGCGCCAGCAACGGCGGAGCCAACGGCGACAGCGGCCGGAATGCTGATACTAGGCATCGTTTCCAACCCTCCAGATATACTCGCGCTGATACTCGACGGCGCCGAGTTGTTCATAAAGCGCGCCCGCCTTCGCGCCGCGCCCACGCGTCGTGTGGTGCAGCCGCAGGATTTTGTATCCTTCCGCCTCCAAAACAGCACGCGAGACGTTCAACAACTTCACGCCGAGGCGATGGCGCGCGAAACACGGCGAAGCATAGAACGGCCCGTGATTCATCGTCGGAGGCGCCGCCTCTTCCAGGTTGGTCTCTTTCATCCAGCAGCAGTAACCGGCGAACACGCCGTCGACACGCGCCACGAACACGCGCCATAGGCCGGCGGCGGCCAGATCAAAGAGGGTTGTCTGGTCGAGACGGTAATCGCCCGCGATTGCTTCTGTCGCTTCCGCGTGATGCGAGACGCCCATGCGCTCGACATCCTCGGCCACACTGGCCCACGGCTCTTCGCCGACAGAGATGAACGGCTTGTGTTCGGCGAGCCGAACGGCTAGTTCCGCCTTTAGCTTGTCGAGCGCGGGGCGTCGTTCAGCGAGACGTTGTATGCGCGTTGAGTATTCGACCTGAATGTTGATCTCGTCCGCCTCGCGCCACGCGGACCAGTTGAACGGTTGGCCTAGTGCATACTCCTGCACCATCGCGCACCATTTCGGATCGACGAGCGCACCGAACGGAACAGACAGAACGCCATCCTCCTCCGCGAGCCGCTCCAGGGCCGCGTAACGTCGCGTCAGGTCTTCCAAAGGAGGTGTGTAACCTGCCGCCGCCAGTGAGGCGCATACGTCCTCCAGGGGCCGATGGATGGTGACAATCCGGCAGTTCGGAACAGACCGCCGCAGGATCGGCCAGACTTCGACGGCGCCCGTCTCGCATGTGCCGCGATACGTCCGCGCCACCGCTTCCAGCCAGTGATCGATCGTGTTGGCGTCGATCGCCAGATCGTGTCCCACGCGAGCGCCGGAGACATGCGCCAGCCAGTGCGCCAGCCATGCTGTTCTGCTTCTCGGTAGAGCGAAGATGACGAAAGGCGGCATCACACGCCCGCCACGGGCAACCACGTTCCGTCCCCCTGCGCCACCCACAGTCGCGCGCTAATCGAGCCGTCCGTCTGGCTGTGGAGCGAGCCCCCTGTCGGGTATTTCTTCGGGTCGGTCTCCACCGGAGGCGCCCCGGTCCCGCTCGTCCAGGTCACGCCCCTGACGACATCGCCCGCCACGTCTTCGGTATTGGGCAACGTAAAGCCAAGATTTCCGCCGACGCGGTCATCAACCATGGCGACCCACGCGCGCCACGCCATCGTGATACTCCCATTCCCATCGACCAGCGGTGACAGGGTCGATGGCCGAGGGACGTGGTTCTCTCCCGCCATGTCAGGCGTCCGCCGCCGCCGGAGCGGCCGTGGGCGCGTCACCCACCACGGCATCGATCCAGGCGCCTTGTAGCGCCACCATGCCTCCCGCCGTCCACGACAACTCCCAGACCCGGTCGCGCGCCAGTCCGAGCCGTTGCCACTGCATCGAGGTCAGCGTCCCGCTCGTATTCAGCGATTGCGCGACGGGATTGCCCCACGTATGGCCACGGTCGTTCGACCAGCGCAATGAGACACTGGTGTCGCCGGTCGCGGTTCCCGTCTCCATGTCGGCCAGGAACTCGGAATAAAACACGCGCCTGCCGTCTTGCAGCATATGCGGGAACGAGCGCACCCGCTGGATCGGCGCCCCGTTGTCGGTGAACGTGTGCTGATCGAGGGCGTATATATCGCCGGTCTGCCAGTCGCCGACGAGCAACAGGCCATCGGCGTCGCCGCCCCCGGTCGAGCAAAAGGCGTTGGCGCGGTGCCGGTGCGACAGGCCGGTGGCGGGATCGGTCCACGCCCACTGGTGCCAGTGCCCGGTGGTGATGTCGTAAACCCAGGTTTTGTCGGCCGTGGGGAATGTCAAAACGTAATAGGTGTGCCCGAGATACTGGTAGCAGTAGCCGATGGCATCCTTGATCGTGCCGTAGCCCGCGATTTCCGTCTCGATGGCGTAAGTGGAAATCCGTTTCGTCTGGTAGCCCGCGCCTTGCAGCACGATGCCCTCGCCGGTTCGGTCACTCGTTAACCAGAACACGCCGTTATCGAATGTCGCGACGCTGTAAACCGCGGCGGTCCCGTGATCGATGAAAACGTCCGGCTGCGACTCGAACGGGAAATCCGGCTTGCCGGTGTTGCTCCATATTTCCGTCGTCCGGTCGCCGATCAGCCAGATTGTCCGCCGCGTTACGACGACGACGCGGAGGATATCGCTGAAGCCTGTTTTCTTCGCCACCCACAACGGGTCGAAGGTCAGGGCGAGAAAGTCCGAGGAATAGAAGACATTGGGCGTCCCGATAAAAGTCGGATGAGCAAACAAAAAATAGCCGTCGAGATAATCCGCCCTGATCGAGCCGACGAAATTCGGATCGGTGATCGGGCCGAAGGCGGTTGAAGCGAAGTTATAACTCCAACCGCTCGAACCGCCATCGACGATAACCAGGTCGAGGCCGTTATCCGCCATGCCGACGGGTTGATACGCGGGTGTCCCGTTGTTGATGTAACCGACGAGAGAACCGCCGGGACCGGGGAAGTTAAGCCGGTAGACGCCGGCCCCCGACACGCAGAACACCTCGCCGTCTCCCGCCCGCCAGAGACCGCGGATCGGGCCGGTGCCGATCGTGGCCAGAAAACGCAGGCCGGGCGTCGGGTAGTGCGCGGCGCGTGACGGTTCGCCCTGCACCTCGGGGAGGGGCTCGACGTATAGATTTTGACATTTTTGTGCGCTGGCCACCACTGACCGAGATTGGTAAGCCCCGCCAAGAAGTTGCTGCTTCACGGCGCCGCCGCCTCCAGCACATCAACGCGCGCCGCCAGCGTCTTGACCGCGTTGACCAGAGCAAAAAGGAGCGCCGTCGTATCGAGGTCGAGCAGATCGTCAACCGCTACATTGTCGATCCAGCCGGAACGACGCGTTACCATCTCGGGGAAAACCGGCTCGACCTCCTGCGCCACGAGGCCGACGAACGACTTGTTTTGACTGACGGCGGCGGCCTGCGGTGACGCGCCGCCTCGCACGGAGGCGTCATTGCCCCGGTAATGGTAGACGACCGGAACGAGCCGCAGAACCTCGGTGAGACCCTTCAGGTATGAGCCCTCGACGGTCTTTATTCTGGCGTCGGACGGGGCGGTCCACGAACCGCCGCCGGTTTTGTATGCCTGCCCGTTGCCCGCGTAGTAGAACGAAGTGCCCGCATCGAGTGACAGGCTCGACGGACCCACGTTGTTGCCCCAAAAGATACGGCTGTCCGCTTCATTCCAGAGCCAATATGACTTGAGAACGCCGATCGAGTCGTGCAGGTTCACGGAGGCGTTGCCGGTGCCCACCGATTGCACATTCACGGTTCCGCCGTTCGCGTTCACGTTACCGGCGGCCACCAGATCACCTGAAGCCGTTATCGATCCGTTGATCGTGGCCGGGCCGGAAGTGAGAGTGCTGGACACCGTCAGTTTGCCGTTGACCGTGCTTTCGCCGGTCGTGACCGATCCGGCCGTGTAGATACCGGCGCAGGTAAAGGCGCCGGTCGTCGTCAACGTGCCGTTCACGGTGGTTGATCCGTTCACGGTGGCCGAGCCGTTCACGGTGGCCGCGCCGCACGTCATGACGCCGGCTGTATACATATTGGCGCAAGAGAAGGCCCCCGCCACCGTTAGCTGACCGTTGACGGACGCCGAGCCGCAGGTGATCGGGCCAGCCGTGAACAGGTCGGCGCACGCGAAATCGCCGCCGCAGGTCAGGTCGCCGGTAAAGCTGGCGTCGCCGTTAACCGTGCCCCCCGTCGTCGGCAAAAACGCCGCGTTGAGATCGGCGGCGTAGAGCATGTCGCCATCCACCCACGGGTAACCGCTGCCGGGGAACGGGCCGCTTCGTGTCGAGGGCTGGTTGCCCCCGAGCCGCGCCATTGGTCGGTTGCTCGCACTCATGAAATTTCTCCGGTTAGCTCAACACGCTGCCGCCGCCCGTGATCCACGCCTGATTCAATCCGCGCCCCGACCACGACGAAACATCGCCGCCGCGACGCCCGCTGAGCGCCGCCGGCATCGACAAAAGCGGAATCTGGCTGTTGGCCAGCCTGATCGTGTTCAACGACGCCCGCGCCTCGCCCACCAGCAACGGACTGACGTTCACGCCGCTCGCCAGCGCGATACGCACCGCCAGATTGTTGAGGATGGCGTCGGCGTATTCCGGCGGCAGACCAAGATCGTCGTCAAGATCGTCATAGTAAGGCAGCGACACCTTAACGGTCAGATGCAGTTCGTAAGTGTTGGCGGGCGCCACCGGCCAGAAATACACCCGGCCGATCGGAAAGGCGCTATCGTAGAACACCGCCGAGGGAATGGATTTGAGATCGGGAATGGCGATCTTGTTCCAGTCCTCTTTGGCCTCGATGATCGCCAGCGGGATGTTGACGAGGTTAGGCGCCGGAGCCGTTGGTTGGACGCCGAGCGGGAACGGCAACTCTTCCGCCAGAACCGATCCGCCGGAGCCGAACTGACCCGGTCCGAGAATGACCTTGGCGGCGTGGATCTTATCCGGCCGTTGAATATTGAAGTCGCCACGCGGGCCGATCGTGTAGTAATTGGCGCCGGTGGAGACGATCGACACGTCCTCCTCGCTCCATATGAGCCACCGCTTCCGCTGCCACTGGGCCAGCATGAGCCGGAGTAACGTGAACGCGTCCGAAACGTCTTTGCTCATGCGCGAGACGCTTTGTTCGTCGGTGACGCGTCCCGCCATGCGTAACGCCAGAAACAGCGTCTCGCCGACAGAACCGGG